CATATGAATATATTGATGATTAAGTTACTAGGTAAACCATCTCTTAATCATAGTTCAGAATTTGATTTAAATTGGAAGGATTATGGATATAGAGAGTCCCAGTTTCCCAAGGATGATATAAAGTGGGATATGAGTATCAATCCGTTCTATAAAGTCCTCTACGACTATGTGGCGACCTCTGGCGAGTACATTATGTGGGAAAATGACTACTCTAGCATGTATGAGTGTTTTAAATTCTGCGTGGAAGAGTTTAGTCAGGCAAAACTAAAGAATGTATTAGACCCATTCATGTATGATAAGTTCTTTATAGACCCTAGTGTAAAATGGGATGATTTTCAAACACAAACACACATGGAAAGAAGAGAGAGTTTTATCTTAGACCATGTTGATGGTTATATTCAAAAAAAATTAGCTTCTAACTGCTAGAGAAGCGATAATATCTTCTTTACTCTTATCTATGACCAGAACAGGTTGAGCGGTATTAGCTTGTCTTCCGCCACCAGCGCCACTTCGTCCAGGCCTAGGTTCATTAACTGAATTTGCAGCCATTTGTCCTTCCGCAACAGCAGTCGCTAATTTATCTGATTGAGCCTGTTCCATTTTAATTGCATTTTCACTAGTTGTTAGTTCAATTTGGTCAGAACCCCCAATTGCATCTTTTGGTTCGTTTGGTGTAGATAAGTTAGCAGAAACATCGGTTTCCACTACATCCATTCCAACATCCATATCCTTTGGACTGCCATCTGGGTTGTGAGTATTACCATATTTTTCGTCCCAAGTTTTTTGGTCTTCTGCTAATTGTTTCATGTCTTGACTTTTCTTAGATTGACCAGATTTCTTTTTGGGTCTTGGTTCTACTGGTTCAGCTGATTCCGCCCACCCTTCTTGGATTTTTCTTAGTTTGTCTTTTACAAAATCCAAAATCATCGCGTAGTTTTCACCATATCCACTGCCTTCAGTGTTCATATCGGTATCATGTGGAAACTTCTTTTTCGGGTCTTTTGAGTCTGGGTCACCAAAAACATCATTATACATATCTCTCGCTAATAGACCAGCGTCTACTGTTAATCCACCAGCAATACTTGGAATGAATACTCCACCTAATTCCGCAGCTGCACCCGCCTTGTCTCCTTGGAACAATCTCCACATTGCCATACCAGCACCAGCAACTGCTCCTACAAGTGGTAATTGTTTTAAACCATATTCGCCCATGTTTCTGGCAAATGCCATCGCAAGTTTGCTTTTGTCTAAAACTTTTTTTCCTACATTTGGAGCTTGTATTTTTACATTATCTGGTTTTACCATAGTTGTGGTTGCTTTCCCATCTGCACCCGCCACTGTTAAATTTCCTTTTTTGGATTCTACTACAGCTTTGCCAGCATCTGGGCCGTCAGCGACAACCATCTGTCCAGCTGTGTCTACACCTTGGGGTCTTATCTGTATCTTAGATGCATCAATAGCACCATCTCTGGCTCTGCGGAATGTGTTCGCTGGATTTTCTACATTTAGAAATCCTCTTTGACCTTCCACCACTCTATTTCTTATTCTAGTACCCAGCATAGTAGTTGATTTAGCCGCGTTTGCTAGAGTCATATCACCACCTTCAAGGGTCAATAATCTCTCTTCAATATTTTTTCTTTGTGCTTCTAATGCAGCTGCAGCTTCTTCGTCATCTTCTGACTCTTCACCGAATTTTCCTTTATTACCGAATAATCCGAGTTTCAGTAAAGCTGCTAATGCTCCAAGACCAGCTGCACCGCCAGCTCCTATTCCACCACTGCCAGACTTTCCACCAAATGAAGCTTTTACAGCACTCTCATCTGGTGGTTGTGGGGTAGTATCAACACCAGTTAAACCAGCAGCCATGGTTACCGTGTTGCCTTGAATTTTTGTGAGTATTTCTTTTATGTCTTGTAGTTGATTAACTACTGGATCTCTACTGTCACCATCTTGTAACGCGGATGTAGCTTGAGCAGCGGTTGCCATGTGGTCTTGACCACCACGAACACCACCCATACCACCCCTAAATGGTATAACATTATTGCCACCGCCGGCCCCCATGAACCCTTGATTCTGGTCTAGCGCTCCACCCATCAATGCACCAGCACCAAAACCACCAGCACCAGCACCTCCACCTTTTCCACCCTTAGAAGGCGCCTTGTATCCACCTTTTGATTGCCCGCTTTTCTTGGTGAAAAAGTTTCTGGCTCCAGAAAATATAGCTCTACCTTTAGTGAGTCCCTCTTTTAACCACCACATTTTATTGACTCCATTTATTTGATTTCATTGCTTCTGTCTTCTTTTTTAAATGTTGGACTAACATCGAAATGTACACTTGCCTTTCCCACGGAACCCAACTCTCTATTTCTGTTAAACTATATTTATGTTCTTGCATTAATAGAAAGTTAGTTTTAAAGTAATTTTCTAAATTTTCATGGAAAAGGCTTATGCGAAAAAATCGTAGTACCCATTCATATACACGGTGTTTTCTTTTTCACACTCCCTACATGTATATTTTATTTCATTTTCTATCGCAGGCATTGTTTCAAAAAAGTCCTGTAACTTTCTGAATTGTTCTGAAGTTAAGTTATCTACAAAATCAGTCTTTTCTTCATCACTTAAATCAGAACTTTCTATGATACTGTCTCCATAGTAAATAATTTCTATACATTGTTCTGCAACCGCGTAGATATCTTTTTCTGTTTCTGAATGACCCAACGCAAGCATTTCGGTAACATCTGGATATCTCATTTTTACTGTTATGTCATCAGCAAGAGTAACATCTAATGAATGTCCCTCTGTTTCAATTAACTCAAAAGTGTCAAGATTGATATCCATATCGGTTGGCGCTTCACACGCTCCGCATTGCAGTCTTACACTTACTGTATCTGATACTGAAACCTTTCTAAGTTCTAAGAAGATTTTTTGCATGTCAAATATCGGGAGTTCATCTCCCTGTACCTTACCAAAAGAACAATTGGTTATTACCTGTTGGGTGGCTTTAACCATTTCTTCTTGGTCTTTTGATTCACTGGCCAAGACAAGCAGTTTTTCCTCTTTTACTAGGAAAGGTCTGAACTTAACACTCTTGTTAAGAGAGTGTATGTGAACATCTATCAGAGGATGTTCTGTTTGTGGTAGTGCCATATTATCCTCCAGACCTATATTGCTTCACCCAAAAACCCATTCATGTAAGCGGTATTTTTGGTTTCACAATTTACACAATTAAACTCTATTTTGTTATTAACCACTGGCATGTTTGCAAAGAAGTATTTTATTTCTTCAAACTCACCTTTAGTTAAGTTATCTACAAACTCTATTTTTTCTTCATCATTTACATCCAAGAATTCGTCTTCATATAATATAGTCACTATACACTTAGTTGCTATATCATAAAATTCTGCGAATTCTTTTCCTTCAGCTGTTTCAAATAATTCTTTCGCGGTGGGATATCTCATAGTAACAATTAAGTTTTCTCTGAGTTCTATAACTGGACTGCTAAACTTTCCGCGAGTTATATCAAAGTTTGATAGTGATATTTCTACTTCATTTGCTTCACCGCACTCCTCACAGGCAAATAACCAATTTGGTATTTCTGTTTTTGAGTATTCGAGAAGTTTTAAGAAAATTAGTTGTAGGTCAAAGATAGGTAGAGTAGTTCCATCTACTTCCCCCAATGAACAATTAGACACTACTTCACACATAGACTCCAAAAGAACTTTTCTTTCTGTGTCTGGTGATTCTAGTAGTCTTTCTTCTTTTACTAGTAGTTGTCTAAAAGGAATCTCTTTATCTAACGAATAGACAAATATATCCCTCAAAGGATATTTCACCTTTGGTAACATTACAAACCTCCATCAATTTAATCAATCCAATCATTAATGTTATGAGCAATTTTACTCTTAATAGCGTTTTTGAAACTATTCTTACGGAAATTAAGAATACCGAACAACCTTTCTGAATCTCTGGAATCAACTCCCCTAGATGTCCATCTCCTAAATGCAAATGTTACATTAACTCTGACAATACCTTCAGCACTTTGACCCATAGGTAAAATGTTCATAAGTCTTGGAAACGCATCATATAGTTTCCACCGCGTGACTCTGTTGTCTTCTCTATCCAATGTGTATACTTCTACTGTACCTACATGTTCATCTGGAAAACTTACCTCTTTTGATATGGGGTCAGCGATTACAGTCATCCAGTTTTCAAAATATGTTCTTACATCCCAGTTATCGTCACAGAAAAATGTAAACGCTGCTGTATCACCAAAATACTCAATACCATGAGCTCGTTGTTCCGTCCATGTGCTTATTTTTGTTGGTGTCCATTGTATCTGTAAGCCGGGTATCTGTGCTTCTTCACACAGTAATGATACTTCTCTATCAGTTGAGAAGTTTGATGGGCCATTGATTACTATCTCAAATCTGTTAGACCTCGCAAGGTCATTCTTTCTGACCTTAGCAATAAAGTCACTTGTTTTAAAATATGCCATTAAATCATTCTCCTAGACTTTTGGAACACGGTGTTCTTACTAACATTAAAGTCTTCTACTGGTAAAAATATAGCACCTTTCCAATCTTGCGGATTGATTTCAAAAAACCTAGACCTTATTTGTTTTGTTAAATATCTTTTTACGCATGGTTTTACTTCTGGGAATTGTGCAGAATTTGACAATAGTTCCCAGTTGTATCTCATTGTAGTTTTATCATCTATTGCTCTATCTTGTATCGTTTCCATCAACTTACCTAATAATTGAGCTCTCATCATGTAAGGTAGGTAGTGTAAATTCAATCCCCAGAACCCATTGTTCGTTGGTTCAAATGGAAGACATAAAGGAAACGCATCAAAGTATGGTAGTTTATCTTTGAATTTTGCATCATATCTAAACAAATACATTGAACCTATATCAAACTGACTCACTGGTTTACCAATATCATTTGATATAGCGCTTGAAGGATTAGTTACGCCACGCATAACTTGCCTTACTTGATTCATATACCAATTAAATGACTTCCGTCCAGAGTCAGAATTTGGTCTTATTTGTAGAAATGGATTCGCCATAGCGACTATTTATAATACATTCCCAATTCTTTCTCAGTAATTATTTTAAATTCCCATCCTCTATCGAGACAAAATTCTCTTGCTGATTTCCACTTTGCTTCATTGATACCATAGTTGGCAATCTCTTGTAAGTACTTTTTTGTTTTCTTTCTTGGTTCTGGTGGTTTTGTAAATCGTTCTGGTTTAATTTCTATAAGATATGTACCACCAACTGTCTTTAAATAGAAGTCAACAAAGTAACGATGTATTCTTCTATCGATTGGTGACCTGTATGGTATCGCTATAGGTTCAGATGCCCACTCTAAAACATCTTGGTTTTTGTCGCACCAATTCATAAATTTTAATTCGTAGGCAGACCGATAAGTAACTTCTGAGATATTCCCTCTATATTTTTTTGCGTTTTTTGGAATAAATTTTCCTTGATGTATATCTTTTCGGTACGGCATGTTATAAATAGTCCAGTAAAATCATAATTACTATTTATTACGGAGTTCACGCATGAGTGTTTACAAATGGTTAGATACAAAACTAGGAGGCATTTTGCCTGGCGGAGTGCCATTAGGCGGAAGCCGAAATGAAGGTTCTGACCCAGAAAACACAGCAAATGCAGTTTCTAAGTCGGCTGGAGCTGGTGATAAAAACGACAACTCTGGTAAAAAATCAGAACAACCCGAAAAACCAAAAACATCATTTGTAAGTTATTCCTATCCAGATGGATTAGATAATACAGATGAGTTCCCACATCAAATTATGTTTAATGTCTTAATCAGACAGACAGAAGCTGAATATACCGCTAATGTAGGTAATTTACCAGACGCTGGTAGGGGTGAAGATTTAGCGAGTAACTTAACAAATGATCAGGCGCGGGCTTTAGTAGCAGATGCTGGTGAGTTCGCAACAGATGCTGCTGCTATTACATATGGAATAAAGAGAGCAGATGCTACTGGTGCTCTTGTAATGGGTGCTGGTTTGATGGTATCCGATAGCTTTGGAAACAAAATCTCAGAACTAGTTCAGGCAAAAACTGCAAGAAGAAATGTAGCAAGAATTAGAATGGCTATGCCGATGTCACCAAAGAATGAAATGACTGCTGAATGGAATGTTACTGACTTTGGTGCTATCATGGGTATGATGTTGAGTAAACAAACAACAGGAACTATAGGTGATGTAATTGCTGGTGCTGTTAAAAATAGTGCTGATGTACAAGAGTCCTTGTTAAGAACTGCTGCTGGTACATTGAATATCGGTAAACAAATGGGATTGAATATACCGTTGCAATCTAGTATCGAATTGATGACTCGTAAAGTTGGTAACCCATATAAAGAAACACTTTTCAGAACAATGAATTTTAGGGACTTTCCATTTGTATTTAAATTTGCTCCAAAAAATAATCACGAATTATTACAGGCATTAAAAATTGTTAATATATTTGAAAGATATATGACACCCAAAAAATCTAAATCAACAATGTTTTTAGAATACCCCGCTGAGTTTGAAATAATTTATCAGTATAAAAATAAGGAGAATGTTTATTTTACAAACTTCTTTAATGATACTGCTTTAACTAACTTTACAGTTGATTATGGTAATGGGGGCATGTATACCTCATTTAGAGGCACAGAGGGTGCTCCATCCGAAATTACTATGAGTATGAATTTTAAAGAACTTACTCTTCTTCATAGAGATTCTATTGTTGATATAACAGACCAAAATGAAGTGATGGGTGGATTCCAAGGGCCTGGCATTGGTGCTACAGTACAGGGAGAAACACCAGATGATGCACCAGTACAAAATAACAATCCAGATGGACAATCTAATACAATTACTACGGACACTGACTCAGAACCACAACAAAATGGGAGTAATGGATAATGGCATTTTTTAGACAATTTCCCAGAACACTTTATACGGTAGATGATACTCTTATAAACATACCAGACATTTTCCGCCGTGTTGCTCCAAACAGCATTACAGATAGTATGATGGCTATGAGTACATATGATATTCAAGATGGACAAAAACCAGAACATCTCTCGCATGATGTATATGGTACAGTAGATTATTATTGGGTGATATTGATTGTTAACAATATCGTAGACCCATATCATGACTGGCCAAAATCCTCAGAAGATTTATTAGATTTTACAAAACAACGGTATGGTGCAGAGAATATACATAAGATTCATCACTATGTAGATGGAACAAATCAAGATATCAGAGTTGACTTTGACCAGACAAAATTTAATACTGGGGAGATAAAGTCTATTTCCAATATAGAACATGAAGAAAAAGTAAATGAAGAAAAACGACAAATAAAAGTTCCCAAACCAGAATTTATTGAGGAAATAGCAGGACAGTTTAGAAAATTAATTAGAGGAAACTAATATATTATGGCCGCCAAAGATGTACCAACTCCAGGCTCGATACGAGTAACAGAAGTATCTCTGCTAGCTAGAAACGCAACAAACTTTTCAACAAAAGATTCTAAGAGAACAATTGACTTGTTAACACAGGGTTATGTTGGTGATATTACTATTAAAGAAAGTATGCATACCAACTATCTAACATGTGACATTAGTATAGGTGACGCTAGAAATCTATTGGGCAACCTTCCTATTTTGGGCGGAGAAGCTATAACAATAAAAATGTGTTCATCTCATTTGAATGACAATAATCCATCGCATGTTATAGAACAAAGTTTTATTATTCATTCTATTTCAAATAGAGTATTTAAAGATGATAGAGAACAAATGTATAATCTGCACTGTATATCTCCAGAAGGATACAAGAATAATACAGTTGTTATAAGTGAAAGGTTTAGTGGGCCACCAAAAGAAATTTTTAACGACATATACCAAAGGTTTTTATCAGAACCTAGAACTATGCGAGAAACAGGGTCAAAAGATTTAAAAAGAGAATTGGAGTTTTGTGATGTTGCTGGTGGACAAACATTTAAAAAAGATAACATATGTTTTATTGCTAATTACTGGACACCTTATGAGTGTATGAATTATTTAGCAAGTAAAGCTGCCCCATCACCAGCTGGTGGAAAAGAATTAATGCCAAATGTTAAATACTTTCAAACTCACAGAGCACATTATGTTGCTAGTCTTTCTAAGATAGCTGCATTTTATAAAGAACAGGGTTTAATTTATGATGAGTTTACATTGTTGCCTCAACAATATGATACCTTTATGTTGAATGAAGATAGAAAAAATAGAAGTGGTTATAAATCCATATCGCCGTTTGCATCTAATAAACATACTCAGATTAGTAAACTTGCTATTCCTTTTTACACAGATGATTTAAATGACCAAATATCTGGATACCAAGGAAATTTTACGGTTGGATTTGATATGACAACCAGACTTCCTTATCACATGGAATTTGATTATACTTCAGCACATGAACAGAGACTTAAAGACAATCAAAGGGTTATACCAGCTGGGTACAAAGATTTTTTTCATATAGATAAAACATCTCCAATAAAACCAGATTTATTGACTAACCCAAGGTCTGCTATGAATGTGCAAATGGGTTCTTCTCAAATGTGGACTGACAACGACTTTGGACATGATTGGAGATTTTTACTGGATACAGCTTATAGAGATACCGCGACAGCAGAATTAGAAAGATTAGAACTTTCAATTGATATACCAGGCCGAACAGATATTGAAGTCGGACAGTTGGTATGGTTAAATATTCCAAATACAGGTGAAAAGGGTGACAACCCTTCTCCAGATGAATTGTTTGATAAAAAAATGACAGGACTTTATTCTATCACAAGAATAAGACATGATATTGATATAGCATCTTCTAACCACGAAATGTCCATAGATGTGGTAAGAGATAGTTTAGGAGCAGACACATGATGAAAGAAAGATATCCAAATTTTTGTTGGTGGCAAGGTGTAGTAGAAGATAGAAATGACCCAGAACAGTTTGGTCGTTATCGTGTTCGTATTATAGGATACCATACATTAGATAAAGCAGTTTTACCGACAGAAAGTTTACCGTGGGCAATCCCTATGCAACCAGTTACCTCTGCTGCTATTTCTGGTGTTGGTAGTTCGCCCACTGGATTGGTAGAGGGTTCAAGTGTAATTGGATTCTTTGTTGATGGCGGAGATGGTCAGATACCAGTTATCATGGGTTCATTTGGTGTAGAAGATAATGTTCCCAGTGTTCCAAATTTAGAGGATGGTAGTACAACACCAGAACCACCAGAGTCATTAGCCCAGAGAGGATTTTATGACCCCAACGGTGTCTATCCACGCAGAAAACATTTAAAAATAGAAGATACTGCTTCCCCAATGGAAATAGATAATTTTATTGAGGACGGATTAGGAAAAATCACAGACCTTGATGGTAATCCTTTGTCCGCTTTAGCGTCTGGTATTGAAGAGGTAGATGTTGGTAAAAACATTCTTGAGGAAGCTTCTTCATCTCGACTTTCAAGGGGTGCTACTGCTTCAGAAAATCATTATTCACTAAAAGCAAAAAGAGACACTAGAACATTAAAAATTCCACGCGGATTTGCAAGTAAAATATCTGGATGGAATAATTTAGAAATACCTTTTGACCACACCAATGAAGGTGAGGATGAATTTGGCAATAATATAAAAGAAGTAAATTCAGTTAAAACTGGAATATATGAACCAACTTTTTGGGATGAACCACATCCACAGGGTTCAGAAAAATCAAAATCCAAGTATCCATATAACCATGTAAGGGAAACCGAAAGCGGACATGTATTCGAGGTTGATGATACACCAGATGCAGAAAGAATACACGAATACCATACTGCTGGAACATTTAGAGAAATTCAACCAGACGGAACCAAGGTAGAAAAAATTGTTGGTGATGATTATGTCATTGACTTAAAAAACCGATACATGTATGTTAATGGAAACTTTGACCTTATGGTTGAGGGGGATTATAATCTTAATGTTAAGGGAAACAAATACGAACATATAACTGGTCACTCATACACCACTGTCATGGGTAATAGATTAAGTAAAATGCAAGGACATGAATTAGTTGATACTCAAAGTTCATATCTATTAATGACTGCTGGTAACTTCAATTGTCAAGTAGGACAGTCTGACAAAGACCAAAAGAAAATAGGTAATTATCGTTTGCGTGTCTTGGGACAAATGAACGAAACCGTTCAAGGTAAACATAAAATAATGGGTGGTAATGATTTTAAACACATTGTCAAAGGTGACATAGGATTTACTACCGCACTTAGAACAGGAATTGACCCAACTGCAGCTTTAGATGCTGCTTCTTCTGGGTCAGCTCCAACTCCAGATGCACTTGTTCAAGGTGGTTCAATTAAATTGGAGGCAATTCAGAAAATTGATATTGCAGCTGCTCCGACTGATTTACCGAAAGTGCCTGGCATGCCTCTTGGTGGTGTTGTTTCCATAGTTTCTGATAGAATTAATACAACCGCGAGAGTTGACTATGTAGAGAGAGTTGGCCCAGTTTCGGTTCCCCTACCAGCTCAAATTATCGGACTCAAAACAACACAAGTTATGTCTGCTCTGCCTACTGGTGGTATTTTTGAAAATGTTCTTGGACTTGGTAATATCACTAGAACAATTATTGGTGAAGGTAACATTGTTGACCTCGCAACCCTTGGTACTGCTACTTACACCGCTGGCGTTGGAGCTGCTAGTCTTGTTGCCCTTGCTGGTGCTGCTAATGTTACTGGTACTGCTCTACTTACTCTTTCTGGTGGTACTGCGGTGCTTACTAGTGCTGCTACTGCTATTGTTGGTACTGGTGGTGTTACAATTACTGGTCTTACGATTGACCTAAATTAAAGGATAAGAAATGAGTTGTAAAGGAATAGGAGAACAGTTTGGGGAAATCGCGGATAAGATTGACCAACTACAAGATCAAATTGACAAAGTTGTTGATACTACTGTTGATGCGATTGCGAGTGAACTGGGTATCAAAGGTCTTCAGGCAAAATTTCTTGCTATGCAAGGAGAGTTTGAAGCGCTGTTCCAAAAAGAATTTGGTAACCTAGAAAACTTTCTTGAACAATTAAAAGATGGTATACCTTTTTCTGAAGATATTCAGAACTTAATGGCTCTTGGAGCCCAGACTGTTGAGTTTGTTAATAGATTAGAAGATTTAAAAGACAAGTATGGAAATGATTCAGCAGTAGAAGATATTCTAAGAGACCCAGCAGGATTCTTGGATACTTTAGGAGCTGACTTAGAAAAATTATGTGAGGCTTTACCTAACTTTGAAAAAGCAAAAGATGGTAAGATAAAAGTTACTGCTGCCAAGTTTAACCTTGACGCTGGTGAGATAGATGCTGAAGAATTATTGAATGAGGGTGTATCTCCATTAATAAAAAGAATTAAAGAAGCTTTGAGGAGAATGACAATAACATTTGAAGAGGACAAAGTTTCTACATTAAATAAAGCTACAGACACGAACTTCGGATAAAGTTATTATAAATAGTCAAATGATTAGGAAACCTACTACAATATACAAAGATTTTGATTTGAGTTTTACTAAAAACCCAAACACAAAGGATATTGCTCGTAGAGTAGATGTTCAGGCGGTTAAGCAAGCTTTAAAAAGTCTATTATTGACTGATTACTATGAAAAACCGTTTAACCCGAATTATGGTTCTCCAATTAGAGGACTGTTGTTTGAACCACTCGATCAGGCTACTGGTACAAGTATGGCTACGGAAATAAAAAGAACCATACAAAACTTTGAACCGCGTGCTGTTGTAGAAGAGGTAGAGGTTTACCCAGATGTAGACACTAATACCTTTAACTGTAAAATATTTTTTTATGTTAGAGGAATAAGAAGACTACAAGAATTAGATTTAGTTTTAGAGAGGTTGAGATAATGCCAATAGCTGCTGTTATAGGAAATCTTACTACAAATGCACACGGGTGTAATACATCGGTTCCAATTGACAACACTCCAGCTGACTATTTAGCAGACAACACTGCTCTTGCATCTGGTGTATCAATTGGAGGCGTACCTGTTGCAGTAGTAGGTTCTAAACTTTCAGACCATACAATTAGTTCTGGTGGTAGTTGTGTTCCTCACCCATCTATGGTTGTAAATCAAGGTTCGCTTACAGTAAAGGTTGGTGGGAATGGTCTTGCTTATCAAGGAGCAACTGTTTCTTGCCCAGGCACAATAACTGGTGCTGCTGGAACAGTTAGTGTAGGCACAGGTATACCTTAAACAAAAAGAGAGAAGATATGTCAGTAAAAAATGTAACAGAATTAGATTTTAGTACAATAAAACAAAACCTAAAAACACACTTGCAGAATCAATCTGAATTTGCAGATTATGATTTTGATGCTTCTGGTATCTCGCAACTAGTGGATTTGTTGGCGTATAATACACACTACAATGCAGTTCTCGCCCACATGGTATCTAATGAATCTTTCATTGACTCTGCTGTAAAAAGAAACTCCGTTGTATCTATTGCTAAGACTATGGGATATGTCCCAAGGTCTGCTCGTTCAGCAAAAGCTGTCATAGACTTGACCGTACAACCAGACCCAGCTTACAATGTAACTGCTTTAACTCTCAGTAAGTCCAAAGTTTTTAGTTCTAATGTAAATGGAAGGAATTATTCTTTTGTACCAGATAAAGATTACAGTGTAGATAAGTCTGTTGTAAATGGTGTTTCTGCTTTTAGATTCACGGATATTAATCTTATTGAAGGAACTAGGGTAACAACATCTGAAGTCATTAGTACAACAAATAGGTCTGGGCCAGTAATACTTCCAAACGATAATGTTGACACTACCACACTTACAGTTAAAGTTCAAAATTCTGCGACAAACTTAAATGCTGAAACATATAGTCAATCAGAAACAATAGCTGGTGTTAAGTCAACTTCAAAAGTATATTATCTTGAAGAAAGAACAGATGGATACTATCAAGTAGTATTTGGTGATGGTGTTCTCGGTAAGCAACTAGATGTTGGAAACATTGTCATATGCGAGTACATAATTTCTAATGGTACAAAGGGAAATGGTGCTAGAGCATTTTCTCCACCGACTAATATAACTGGAAACCAAGAAACACTTAATGGAAAAACGAAAGCAGTCGCTGCTGGTGGATACGAATTAGAAACTACTGATAGTATTCGTTTTAATGCACCAAGATTTAATTCTGCGAAAGGTAGAGTTGTGACATCTACTGATTACGAAACAGCGATTAAACAATCCAATCCAAATATCAAATCAGTTACGGTGTGGGGTGGAGAAGATAATATACCGCCTGTTTATGGTAAGGTTTATATATCACTACAACCTCAATCTGGATTTGTTATTACAGAGACAGAAAAAAATGAAATTACTAACAATGTTATAAAACCAAAACTACCTGTGTCTTTGGTTACAGAATATGTAGATGCAGAAACACTGTTTATTGGATTTAACATCGCGGTTACTTATGACCCGAAACTTACTACATCATCTTCAGACTTTATTAAAACATCTATCTTGTCACAAGTAAGTAAACACTTTAATGCAAATGTTAATGAGTTAAAGAAAAATTTCTTCTTTTCTAAATTAACTAGAGAACTTGATTTGGTAAATGATTCTATTTTGGCAAACAACATAGAAATGAGATTGATGAAAAAGATTTCACCTACTCTTGGTACTCCTACTCGGTATCAATTAAAGTATAACAATAAACTATTAGCTAGTTCTGTTAGAACAAATTATTTTACTGCTAATATAAACGGTTCACAAGATGAGGTCTATATAACAGATAAACCAGACGAAACATTTACTGCGTCACAACAATATAACGGACAAAGATTTAACCTTGCGAAAGGTGACCTTATTTTGAAAACAAAAGCAACAAACACTATTATAGGGGGAACCGTAGGAACTATCGATTATGACACTGGGTCATTGGATATTTCATCTTTAAGAGTTGATGAAGTTAGTGGGTCTGCTAATACTGACATTAGGGTATACATAACTCCGCATGAAAGTGCTAAAAATATTTCTACAGATTCCTTGGTGCGGGCAACAGAAGAACAATCATATGCTGTTACCGCTTTACCAGCAAGAAATATAATACTGTCCCTTGATGACTCTCAGATAGACAC